TTAAAATTGTACGGGGGTTCAGCCGTGTGCTCTTCCGTTTTTTTTTTTTTTTTTTTTTTCTCTTAATAATTGCCTGTTCGGCTATAGAGATGGAAGCAGAAGATTATGATTTTTCAGAACTTCTACTAAACGAATATGATTGTGACGACGTAACGCGTTTCTTCACACAACTGCAATTGGAGGTAGCATCCTCCACTGGTCATGAATTTTCAATAATTCATAACACAAGATTTATAGTGCATACTAGTACAATACCGCTTGCACACATTTGGAATGTCGTCTTAAATAGAAGACATGATTTAATCGAACATGATGAAGTTTGTCAAGACTGCATGTTCGGAACCGATCGCGTGATGAACATATCCGCGAAGTGTCCTTGTTTGGATCTCCCAAAAGAGGTCCATGAAGTTTGCTTTCTCAATTACTTGAGAAGTTTAAAGAAGTTCCACGAATACGATCCATATCGGTGGGACAGAGCTTCGGACTTTACATTTTGTAAAGATTCGCAAAATATTTTCTCTCATCGTTATAACCGACCTATGAGAGATTATCTACACGTGACTGGCTTTCACCAGGTCACTGAAATTAACACACTCCAGAAATTAATGAGTGGTTTATATTGGTCAAAGTTTTCATCATTATCTTTGACAAAATTATTTTCAAAAGTCCATGTGTCTTTTGATCAATTTAGGGCTGCTTTCAAACAGTCCATTTATACGATAAATAGTCTGTTACTTAGACTATTCTACATTTGCTGCGATTTCAATTATCGGGATATCGCGATTAAAACTGCATTACTCTTTGACGAGTTAATGACTGACTATTTAGCCCCACCTGTGTTATTCATGGGAGCTTTCTTACCTGCAAATGAAAATATTTCTATTTTCATGGATATTAAGATGTGTCATAAATTTATGAAGCACAATTTTAATTCAGCCAACAATGAAACTCGATTGAAGGCTCTAAATTACCCTTTTAAACATGAAATTTTAAGGGATTTTTATAAACCGACGTTAGACGTTATTAACGCTCGGATAAACGAATTCTTCCTTGTTCAAGGAGAAGATTATACAACCACACTTGGTTGGAAATTTACACTATCTCTGTTAACTCAGAGTAGAGGATTAGGCTATCTGCCACCAAGGGTAGCACTATATCAGGATCAGGAGTACCGATCCAAACTTAATACAAATGATCCCAATCCAAAAATGGAGGATCTTAACCTCATCCGTGAGGCAATACTACAAGAGATGGAGTCCGCAAGGATACCCCAAAACTCTTTATTTCAGAGCGAAGATAAGCTCGAATATGATGACGAGATTTTCTTTAATCAAGTCTTATCAGAAACGGATATGCCTGTGAAAAAGGCAGCATCCTATGATACTATACTCCAAGAAGGTGGAAAATTGGAGGATTGTCGCCAGCTTATCAAGATGGCGATCGAGAATAACCTACGGATTCCGATCCGAGATCTACGTGATAATAAGATTACATCTTATTTTTATGCAAAAGATAGCAAATCATATTCCAAGATTTGCTTCTGGTTATCGTATCAAATGGCGCTTGAATACGTAAATATCATAAACTCACCTATTGCTAGGATGAGATTAACTTACTTTAAAGGTCTAGATATAGAACCTTTGTTTCCAATAGAGAAAGTTAAACGCTTTCTAAATGCGAAGATTTTGCACATTCAAGAACCTGCAAAACAAAGAAATCTTACTAAGTCAACCTCCGAGCTGACTTGGTTTTTAACACCGATGGGTAAAATGCTCCAATCGGTATTATCGCATTTGCCTGACCATCATGTCGGGCTACGTTCAACATCTGATGCATGGAAATTCCAGCAACGATTACATCCAAGAGGTGAAGGTCATTTCATCTTTCAAGGCGACGAAGTTATTAACTTCAAATTTGTTAGTTCTGATTGGACTGAGTCCACAGACAATATCAATAGGGTGATAGGTCTCTATCATCTTAAAGTTTTGGCTAGTTATGTCGGCGCTCCCGCCGCATACTTAGAACTGGTAATGGCGTTATTAGCCTTACCTCAACCTGTTGAAGAAATCATCAGAGATGATTTATACAATTTCGAATCCCCTTCCTTTAAGGGATACATCCGTCGCGGATTTATGATGGGTAATCCCGTCACAAAAACTATTCTTCACTTACTCCATGTAAGCGAGAAAAACTTGGCAATACGATTCCTATATGAAAAGTATGGGATACATATGAAAAGAGGCGAGAGAGTCCCCAATTCATCGCTAACGCGCGTGAATTTTGTAAGGTTCTTAAATGATCCTTATTAATATCAGTTGTACAATTAACACTTGTTGCACTACGTCCTTTTCCAGACCCCCAGAGGA